GATGAAGTACTGCTGACAGAATCAAACTCTGATTTTCAAAATAATTTTAATGTAACAGCTTTGGGTAATTGTTTTTTAAATAGCTATTCTTTGCAAGCGCAAGTGGGAAGATTTATTTCGGTTAACGCAAATGTATCGGCAGACAATATAGAAGTTAGCCCGTATACTACAGGGCATTCAATACCCGCCATCAACAACTCATTAAAAAGACCAGACACAAATTATGCTTATAAAATTAAAAAATCTTTTTTTGAAAATACTACAAATCAAGATGGTTTAGTGGACAGCGCTTTAACTCCGTCAGGAATAAAATTAACATTGCCAAATAATGTTAATGTGCCCGGTTTGCAAGTAAGCGGAGAAGGAAATACAGCTTTTATAAACGGTTTGAGTTTAGAGTTTTCAATTAGTAGAACTGCCTTATACGGTTTCGGAACTATATATCCTTATGGAAGAAGGGCTATACTTCCAATATTAGGCAATCTTACTATTAGTGCTAATGCTTCAGAGTTTCAAAGCGGTACGCTTCATGATTTGGTTAAGTTAGACAACAACCAAGACAGAGGATATGGTTTTACTTTTGATTTTGTGGGCGCAAGCGGCGCTACAGGGCTACAAATAGAAGTAGAGGGGGCAAAAATGGAAAACCAAGGAATCTCAGAGTCTATAGGCGATAATGCTTCTGTAGATGCTAGTTTTGCTTTTTCTATGTCAGATACCAGTGGGCTCAAATTTTCTACACCTCCGCTAATACTAGATCAGCCTCAAGATTCTACTGGGCCTTTGCAAGTTGTGGCAACAGGAAAGCATCCTTTAAGTTATCAATGGTATAACACGTCCGGCACCGCTGGCGGAGATAGTACTGGTCCAACTATTACCCCTGAAGCAAGAAACGAAGACTATTATTGCGTTATCACTAATGATTTAGGAACAGCAGATTCTAATTGGGCAAAATTTGAGAGTTTATAGATCGACTCTTATGTGTTTATTTTCTACCGTTTTCTTCAAGTCTGCAACATGTTTTTTGCCGTTCCTAGCCTTAGAGTAATCATCAAAATATTTTCTTTTGACAGGGTCTTCTCCTGTGACAGATTGACTAGCTCTTTTTTCACTAAGTTCGGACGCATGGTCTAATAGGTCGCCAACACTTCCTTTCATGTCTCTTGTTCTTTTTACAAAACTTGAGCTGTCCCAAGGGTCAATAGATTTAGCCGAGGAGATGCCCATGTTAACTTGCGGGGCTTCATAAACTCTTTGCCAATTATTTTCAGTGCCATCTTCACCTTTATAAGGCTGATAGTCTTTCATGGACATCTCCACGTCTCTAATCTCTCCTGTGTCGGTGTTTTGAAAAGAATATATCATTCAATCATTATACACTTTTTTTTCTTTTCTTCAAGTTTAGGTAAGGTTAGATGTAGGACTCCATCTTGAGATTTGGCTTTGATATTTTTATGATCAATATCATTTGTTAATTCTAGCCTATATAATGTTTTATCTTCCTCTTCTTCCTTGCTAGACCTGACGACCAGAAGATTTCCATGCTCTATTCGCATAGAAAGAGAATCTTTATTGTATCCCGGTAGTTCAACTTTCGCAGAATAGCCTTTGTCATTTTTTTCAATTTTTGACGGGCGTTTATTGTCATAGCTCCAATTATATAAAGCTGGATATTCAAACAGATTGTCAAATAATGCTGCGAAGTCATTAGCGATTTTGTATGTAGAATTATTAATCATACCATACATATAGCTACAAGCGTGCCAAATAAAAAAACCCCATTTTACTGGGGTTTTTAAAGCAAGTGTGACAATATGTAACTATATTAAAATATAATATTTATTTTAGTAGCGACTTTATGTCTCAGTTGCGTCAGTCACTTGTCTCGTATTTCTTTGAGGGTCTTATGTACCTCAAATATGACAAGCAATAGCTCCGCATAAATGCGACACGCTATTGGCCCTAGTACAATCATACTAATACCTGTGTAAGCGTCCGCCGTGAAAGTGGTAAATAATCCGACAACGACGGAAATTACCATGCCGATATAACAAAGAATCTTTAAGATTCCCGGAGTAATCATATACTCGAAGTTAATGAATGATTTCATAAAATTATTTATCTATCCCCTAAACCCATTTTAGCATTTTTTAATTTTGCTGATGCTGATTTTTGAGTTCTTCTAACAATATACTCTTGAACACCGAACTTAGTTTCTAATATAGAAGCCTGAAGATATGCATAAATATAATCCTCTGCAAGTTTGTTAATTTTAATTGTTGTGTCTGTCGATCCGAATAAACCATCTGAAATATACTCTAAAACGATAATATCTCCATCTTGTAAATCAGAGCTAAATTTAATAACTCCTGATTTTTTATCAATTAAATACCTTCCATTTTTATTAGCAAGGCCTGTTTCCATACCATATCTACCACCTGAATGCTCATCTTCTAAAGAATCTATATCTTTTTGTTTTGTTGGATTTAGTGCCATCCTTGTTTCAGATAAACTTGTTCCTTGCTGTAATGCTCCATCGCTATCAAAAGTAAAGTCAGCATTATCATCCTGCAAAAATGCTTTTGGTAAAGCGTTGTGTGGATTTTCTGTCATAGGATACAATCTTCCGAATTCATCTATAAAAGAAACTCTTACTAATTGTACAAAATCCTCTGGCATAATTATTTTTAAATTAGACCCCAGCTCTATCTCCATTTCTACAGTCTCTTTAAGAGCGTTGTAATTTAACTCTTGTATAGCTCTTTTTGCATGGTGCACCACTTGATATCTAGGAATATCATTTATAATTTTTTCATCACCTACATACATTAACATAAAATTGTTTATCACATCTGTAAGATTTACAAACTGATATTGTCCATGTTTAGTTGAATCTTGATAATACTGTTGAGAGGTAGCCATATATCTATGTTAAATTTTCTTTTTCAAATTCTTTTACATCTTGGCTTTCTGCTGTGTTAACCACATCTTCTGCCCTAATACTGACACCAGCATATCTTAATATTTTTACAATTAATTGTGTCTCTTCTTCTGGATGTAATTCAAAATCTTGATGATCTGTTGCGCTAGCATTATAAATCGGATCGCCTGCAGCTGTTGTGAGATAAGTCCATTTTGGATCAACTGGAGTTCTATGGTAAACTAAACATAAATATTTTCCTGAAGCAAGATCAGGTGAAACTTCTAGTTCATTTCCAAATCGAGTATATACTTTGTATTTATCAGATGGAGAAGCTAAATTAGCTTGTTTTAAATAATAAAACTCAGTTTTATTTACTTCTTCAGCTAAATCGTTATCACACAAAACACTATCTATCATATATAGATTTGTAGGCAAAGTGTATCTATTTGTAGTTCCGCTTACTATTGGTAATTGATCAACTTTCGTAGTAAAGATGTCAAGTTTGTGTCTGATATCTTTGATTTCATCAAACGCCCCTTTTGACCCTCTTCTTTGATTTTTTGCTACAACTGCTTTTCTGTGATTATCAAAATATTCTTGATATATTTCTAATTGCGCAGCTTTGGCGTAAAGGTTAAATTCGAGAGGCGATATGAAACCGCTGTTATCTTTATCTATAATTGATAGTACGGTATTTCTTACGCTATTAATCATTACTCAATTTTTAACAAATTTACGAAAAAAAGAAACCCCTCATGTGAGGGGCTTTCAAAGAGGGAGAAAGTATTTATAGCTTCTTAACTATAGCTTCCATCAAATCCATACCCTCATCTGTCTTGAAATATGCCGATAATTCTCCTATAGGATTTTCGCCAAACTTCACAGTAAGAACAGTTTGTTGAGTCTTGTCGTTCCAAACAACAGTTCTATTATCATCTTTTATTGCTAACACTCCTGAATCTATAGAACGTATAGCTAGATTTCTTAGTTTTATATCTGGATCATTTGCATAATCAATAAACTCTTTTGGATTGTCTTTTGCAAACAAAAGCATATCTCTTTTTAATTCTGCTGATGTCATTTTATTTACATCAGATCTAAAAACTATTCTACCGATTGCTTCTAACTCTTCTATAGGCATATCTCTAGCCGCAAGTTGAGCATCCAAAGCATACTCTTCTGCTTCTAACTCTTCTTTAGCATCCCTGTTTGGATCCCATTCTTCATAAACTCTATCCTTGTCAGGATGCAAAAGGCTTAAAAACTTTTGTAGATTTACATTAGCTGCTGGTACAACAAGCTCTCCATTTTCAAATTCTATCGCTTGTGATATTACATACCCATCTTGCTCATCCATAAAAGGCGTAGTTGAATTTGATGCATATCGCAAAGGACGATAATTTTCTCCATCAAAATACTGTAAAGGCTTATTAGGATGATGAGACGATCTAAGTAAATATGATATTGGGCTAGCGTTACCTTTTAAAATGTAACGTCTTTCTTTGACCACCCATGAGTCTTTTTTTTTCGCACTAGTTCGTGCTGTTTTCGTTGTAGGCATTTTATTTAAATTTTATTAGATTAAAAAAAAGAGGGGGCGTTAGCAGGGCGTTTACATGCTTGGCAATACCCCCTCTTAATACAAATTACTTCATGATAACGAAGTTATTCGCTCCCATAACACATAGTGCTCTTTCACTTAAGAAGTGAACTTGCATTGCGTCTAGGTCGCTACTCATTCCAGCTCCGCCAGCAGAACCAACTACCCAAGTCTTATACTTTCTGTCTTCAGCTTCACTCTTTCTAAAACGTACGTGTAAGAAAGGTCTTTTAGCGTTTTTACCAAGTACTTGATCATAAACAGTTGTAGTACCAGCAGGAACTACGATACCATCGATATCACCGATTGCTCCTCTAGTTGTAGCATCGTTTAGATATTTCCAGTCAGTTTTATAAAAATCATAACCAATATTAAATCCAGCAAATCCTAAATTTAAAGCCATATCTTTATCATTGTCAAACAAACCGAAAGATGCTCCTGAAGAACCAAAGTTATTTTGAGCCGCTAGCATATTGTCTATTTCAAAAGACTTATCTCTAGCAGAGAAAATAACGTTTTCTTGAATTGCACCTTGCTTATCTAAAACTTTTACAATAGCTTCTACGTCTGTTTTTGCAGCAATAGAACCTGTAGCAACGTTTCCTCTATTTTCAACTTCATGGAATAAACCTTTTGTACCATTGTAACCAGCAGTCGCAGCAGCTGATCCAGATGCAGCAGGCTCACCTTCAACCATAGCAGTCTCTAAGTAATCTTCAAAACGTAGTCTTGTTTCATGCTCAGATTTTAAATACCATAGATATCCAGTAGCTCCATTCTCTGTAGTAACTTCAATCCAACCCACTTGTGCTAAATCAGAACCAGCAACTTCATACTTGTCCTTGATTATAATAGGGTTGTTTTCGAAGATAACAGGGTTAGCTTCTAAACTTCCGTCCATTCCGTTAGTTCCTTTTTTAAATTCAGAACCATAAACGAATACAGTTAGTCCAGTTGTTCCAGTCATTCCTGCAGCAGTTAAATTAGCTGCACCGTAAGCAGAAACAGTAAATGCGTTTCCGTTAGCGTTTACAGAAGTAATTAAAGCTTTGGCAGTGTTAGTACCATCAGAAATGATTACAGTTTGATTCAATCTAAAAGGGTGACCAGTTGAAGTAATAACTTCTCCACTTCTTGTAGCACTCTTAACGATTGTATGCAAACGTCCTTGCTCTGTCCATTTGATAAGGTCAGAGTTAGAAGGTATTTCAGCTCCTACTAGTCTTAAAAAAGACGCAATAGATCTATTTCCATACCTTTCGAATTCTTTTTCATAAACATCAGGTAGATATTGACTTAAAAAGTCAAAGCTAGTGATGTAGTTAGTCGATAATGTCGACTTTGTCGGCGCTGGCGTAATGGGTACATTAGCTGGCGTTGGTGACATTGTTACACTCATAATAATAATTTTTTAAAGGTTTCTAATTTCTTTTTTTAACTCTTAAAGAAGATCCAGAACCACTGTCCACGACTCTAAACTTAGTTCTACCGTCATCTGTTTGCCCTGTATTTGCTTTTACGGTCATATCAATGTTTTTTGTTTCTTTAACAATCCCATCGACTGCACTCGCTTTTCCAAGCTCATAAAAATACTTGGCGAACTGATCAGGTTGAGAAGCTATCGTCATTGCACGATGATAACCAGCAGTGTCTTTTATATATCCGTCGTTATCTAAAAATTTATTGACGAACTTAGTGAGGCTAGCAGTTTGTTTTTTTGCAGAATCCTTGTCGTTTATCTTGTAAACTTGTTTGCTGTCACCTAAGTCAAACTCGAAACCTTCGATCTGATTGTACAACTTGTCGGTCTGCTCAACAAAATATTGTCCCCTTTTTTTAGTTAAAATATCCTGCTTCTCCTGGTCCTTCTGATATTCACTATAAAAACTAAAAGCTTTTTTATATTTATCAGGTACTTCCTCTGTTGACTCAACAGGAGTATAGTAGTTATCCTTCAAGCTATTAAAATGCTTCTTAGCTTTGTATATAGTCTCTTTCAAATCAAGCTTTTTCTTTCTGGCAATATTATCGTCATCATCATCTTTAGAAATAAAATTACTTTCTATATAAAACGAAATATCTTCTTCATCAAAATGAGGTTTGTCTTCTTTTATGTATTGACGTAATAAATCTGATTCATTCATTTCGTCGTAATTTACATTTAACTTGACATAGTCATCCATCCCTCGCCCAGTCTCTTCTTTAAATTTTAAAAAAGACTTTACGTCTTCTGGAAGCTCAACTTGTTTTTCTTCACTATTTGAAAGAACGTCTTTTTGAGGCTCTTCAAGAACCTCATCTTTCACAACAGGTGCTTCAACTTCTGGTTCTTCTTTTTTTTCTTCAGAACCTTTCACCTCTTCAACCTGCTCTTTTTCAGGCTCCTTTTGAGTTTCCTCTACAGAATCCTGTGTTTTTTCTTCAACCTTAACCTCCTCTTCTTGTGGAGCTTCAGATTTTACTTTTACTTCTGGTGCGTCTTCATCCAGAACTTTTACTTTTATATCCGCCATTTTATTAAATTAAATTTATTAAACAAAAATATACATTTTTATAATACATTTTAGCTAAGTAATTGATCTACTATTCCTTGTGTATTATTGCTAAATTCTTGCTCTGGTTTATTTCCTTTTCTTTGCTCAATCAACTTTGATTGGTTTTCACTTTGCTGATCAACTCTCTGGTCTTTTCTATCCTCTCTATTTTTTTCTCTACTAGAAAGCTGTGCTAATTCTGTTTGTTTCGACATCATTGACATTTCTAGCTTTTGTTTTTGAAGCATCATGTCTAACTCTGCTTGTTTTGTCATTCTTTGTATTTCAAGCATAGCTTTTTGTTTTTCCATTTCTAATTCTGACTGCATTTTAAACTGCATTTCTTTTATTTGATTTGCAGAAGCTGCTTCAGAAGATTTTACATTTGATTCTGTTTGCATTTTTATATTTGCTTCTTTCTTTTTCAAATCTAAAATCTCTTTTTTATCTTTTCTGATTTTAAGTAAAGCATTAGAAAGTTTTATATTTCTTATGTTTCTTATGTCAATAGCATCATTCAAATCAATCATTTGTTTTGATAAAGCTAATTGAATACTCTGCTCTAGCATACCTCTTTCTTCTTCGTCTGGGTGTAATTCAATTTCAATTCCAAAATCATGAAGATGTATGTCTTTTATATCATCAATTATAGCAACTGATTTTGACCCAATCATATTCATTAATGATTCTCTCATATCGGTATACTCCAGCATATCTGAAAACCTGTAAGCCACACAATCTATTAATCTTTTTGTCAATCTTAATCCTGAATCTAAAACATGACGAGTAGCTGTATTTGAATTTAAAGCAGCTAATTTTTGGACTCCTACTAAAGTTTTTGAGTCTGGCATGGATCCATCTCTAGCTTCATTTATACCAGTTACATCTCTAATCATAGCTATGTAATGGTTATACATTCCTATCAAAGAACTGATTTTTGCATTAGACCCTGAGCTAGTTAATTCTTGAACAGGTATCTTAGCATTATTAAATTCACCATCTTCTGTAAAACTACGACCAACAACGCTTCCTGTTTGAAAATACATATTCAAAGCTTCATTAGGATTATACATTGCTCCATTACCTAAATCAACACTAGCTATCCCATCTAAATCTAAGTAAACTCCATCTGGAATCATTTTAGAAATTACTTGTTGCAGTTTTAAATGTGTCAATTGTATTTGGTCTGCAAATGGAATCATTCTTTTTACTAAAGAATCTATTTGTCCTCTGTACATTTTAGGTGCACTTAAAACATATGGCGCCAAAACTTTTTGTATTCCTGACTTTGGACGAACCATATTTTTCATTAAATCCCATTTTAATACTGTATTTGTACCTAAAACAATAACTCCCTCATACCATACGTCAATTCTTTTTGATCTTTTTTCAAATCTTGCAGCTTCTGTTTTTGGTGGATTAAAATTTTCATCTTTTCTTATAGCTCTTTTTCCACCATTATTATTTTCTTTTATCTTATAAATAATATTTTTATCAGTTTTATAACAGAAATAAAGTAGAGTTGCTGTGTTTGAATCAAAATTATCTGTTTTATAACCACCTCTAATTCCTTGATAAGCATCAAACTTTGCGCTAAGTTTAGATATGTCTTTTATCTCTTCTTGAGTCAAAGAGGGATTTATTTTTTTAAGTTCTGTAATGTTGACATTTTTTACTTCTCCAAAATAATAGCAATCAGAAAAATTTGGATCTTCAGTTGGAGAATGAACCATTTGAGTTGGATCTACATATTCAATTTTAATTCCATCGTGAGTATTAAAAGAGTGTTTTACAGCTGATAATCCTAAGACCGTTGCATCTTCATCTATCTGTCTTTTAATTAATTCATAATCATTAACATCTAATATTGCTTGTAAAGCTTTTTCTTCTGCCACTTCTATCTTTTGCTTGTATGATAATTCCATATGCAGTTCAAGTTCCTCATCAGAATCTGGCAAAGTTGCTTGGTCTGTTGAAAAAAGATTATCTCCACTAGCTTGTTGTAAAAATTCAAGAGACTCTCTAGCCAACATGTCTTTTTCAATAGTGTTCTTATAATTGTCTCTTCTTGATCTTGCTACATCATCTATAGCCTCAACTTTAATATCAAACAACCTGTTTGACATACCATTTACTACTACATCTACAAATTTTGGAACTATAGGAACAGGAGTCCAGTCTAAATTAAGATATGACGTGTCTCCATTTATTGCTAATTCGTTTTTATACTTTTGAACAGATTGCTCACCTCTAGCGTATTGCCTTAGTTTATGAAAATTATCTCTGTTGTTGTAAAAACGAGCAGCGCCATTGTCTTTTCTAAACCACTCTGATTCTATAGCCTTACCTACAGATAGCCCATATTCCTTTGTCTTTTTGACAGAGTCAGAAGCTAACTGATCTGGAAAGGATATATTGGCAATTTTAAAATCGTCGTTTAGCATATTGCTATTTTATAATTTCGCTATTCAGACCTGAGTTGTCGTACTTTGCAAAGTTAACACTTATTTTGCTACGCTTTTTCTCAGGCTTTGTTATGTATCTCTGATTTGCCATTATAGCTAAACCAGAACTTATTGTTGCATCAAACTTAGTTCTATTAAATATATTATAGTTTGACCAGTCTTTAAGGGTTCTCATAAAATACATTTTTTTACCTATATCTCCCATTTCTCTGTACGCTCCAACAGCATCCA